AAACCAGAGAGCACAACTGGAGGTTGCACAACTCTGCACTAGGTATAGCGCGGTTGTGTTATAGTATTGATCTCTACTCTACAGTATTCTCTACTTGCTCTATACTGTGTATGAGGGTTCGATTGAACATCTGTACTACTTAGCGCCTCCCCACAGTATTCGTTAAGTAGAGCGCAAGACGAGGCTTGTCAACGCCAAACCGGGACATAATTGCACCCGCCTCGCCTGGTGATGCACGCCGGCGCGAACCCAATTCTGGGAACGGGAACGAAGCGCGATCGTCACCCGAACGTGCCATAAGGGGGCCGCCAACCAACGAGAGGGTCAATTTCGACCCGCCGGCTGGCGAAACCAAGGAGAACGACATGCCTCGAGTGAAAGGCTTCCTCCGCATCATCAAGCGACGCCGACCCGGAGCTCCGGTGGATCCCGACTACGGCATCGACGAAGGCGTTGACCCGGATTACGGCATCGATGAAGGCGCGGGCATCGACAACGAACTGCCCGAACCGCCTCCGGGAATCTGGCCGCCGCTGACGCCCGAACAGCCGTGGCGACCGATTCCTGGCGGACGACCTCCGCATGTCGGCGGTGGACCGGCGCGTCCCCCTGTCGCAGGCGGTCGCCCTGATCAGGGATTGCCCGGCGAGCCCGAAGAGGAGTTGCCGCCCGGAAGCATCTGGCCGCCCCTCCCGCCCGGCGTCCACGGCAAGTTCCTCGCCCTGGTGCTGATCGGAGCCACCGGGCACGGCGCGCACTACCGCTACGTCGTCGTCGACGCCGACGCGCTCCCCGAGCTCCCGGAGGGATCCCCCGAGCATCCGATCGCCCCTGGCGGCCCGCCGCGTGAGCCCAAGAGGTAGCTGTAAAATTATGCTCCTTTGCTGTCGTTGACAGCGAAGGTAGGCTGTGCGGGGTAAGGCGGGTAGGCTGACGATAGCGTCGCGAAAGACGCGTTCAGCGATCCACGCGAGACGAGGGGCCCACGTCCAAGCGGCGTGGGCCTACTCCTTTCGGCCAAGCCAATAGACGACCACCGCGCCGAAGCCCGCGCTCAGAGCCCCGACCACGCTCGGCGTGATGTCGTCAGGCGGGATGGTGAACACCAGGCAGTAGGCGGTCGTCCCCAGCATTCCGAGGACGATCATCACCGAGATGGTCAGCGGTCCCTTGGTCGGGTCGAATTTCCCGGCGAGGAACAGAATCACGCCCGTCACCAGGGCGGTGAGGACGATCGTGGCCGCGGCCGGGTAAGGCAGGATCGCGGTCGCCGGCGGCGGGTTGACGAGGCTCGAATCGGCCACGTCAGGCCGGGCGGCCTCCTGGCGCCGCCTCCTCGTCAGCCCCGTTGCCGCGCTTCGCCGCGTCGGCGCGCTTGACCGACATCTCGGCTCCCACCCGAAGCTGCTCGCCGATTCCCATGATCAACGGGTTCGCCTCGGCCCAAGGTGCTCGCGAAAGGATCGCGAGCACCTGTTGCCATTGTTCGATCGGCAGGCGGACCTCGATCATCCTTCCCCCCAGCCATAGGCGACCCGAGCTTGCGGCGGACAACCACAACCACAGTCGCCGGTCGTAACCAAGACATACTCCGTCACCAGACAGAAGCCAGCGGCTCCCGCGCCGCCCGAAGGCGTGACCGCCGAATTGTTGGAAACCGCGCCGCCGCCGCCCGCGCCGGGGCTCAGGCCAGCGCCGCCGTTCGACACTGCGCCCGTGCCGTTCAGCGTATTCGCTTCTGTCGCGCTGCCGCCGCCGAGCGGGGCTGCGCCCCCTTGTCCGCCAAGGACCGCAACCTCCTCAGCCGTCAAAGCGTAGCCGCCGGTCTGACCGCCGTTGCCAGCGAAGGCGATGTCGCCAAGCCCGGCCGGAGCGCCCGCCCCGCCATAGCCGCTCGTCGCGTTTGCGCCCACCGGCCCGCCCGTCACCCCGCCCTTGCCGCCGTAGGCGACGCAGATCGCGCCGAACGAGGTCACGCCGCCCTCGCCGCCGCCAGCCCCTTGCGCCGCCGAGCCGGGGGCGCCGCCCTCGCCAATGGTCACGATCACCCCGCCGCGCACCATCGCCGCCAAGACGGTGGAGCGCGAATAGCCGCCTGACCCGCCGCCGCCGCCGCCGATCGACAGAAAGACCGCCGTCGGGATTGCGCCGCCGCCGCCTGCGCCGCCGCCCCAAGTCTCGATAGTCGCGGAGATGAGCCCGGCCGTGGGCATGTAAGGCCCGCTCGCGCTAAACGGTCGGGTGATGACTTGCATCTGCGTGAGCGGCCAATTCTGGACGGGAGGCGGGCAAGGCGCGTTCATGCTGGGGCTCCTTCGAGCGCCGCGACCCGCGCGGCGAGTTGCTTGACGGCGTTGACGAGGGCGTAGATCAGCGGTCCAGCGTCCAACGACCGGAGGTCTGTGACCGCCCGGCCGTCAATGAAGCCCGCCCGCTTCGTCACCATTCCGGGCATGACCTCCTCGACCTCCTGCGCGACCAAGCCGACGAATGTCCTGCCCGCGTCCGCCGCCCATTTGTTCATCGACGGTTCGCCTTGGGTCAGGCTGTCGTTGCCCTTGTAGCGGTAGGCGATCGGGCGCAGCGCGATCACTTCGGCCAAGCCGTCCTCATAGTCGCTATCGACCGTCTTGATCCGCGCGTCGGAGAGGGAGAGCCATGGGCCGCCGCCGGTCTGATAGCCGAGCCCCTGCGAGACGATGAAATTGTGGCCGCCGCCAGCGGCGACGCTGACATCGCCAGCCAGAGTGATCGAGCTACCGAGCGGGTTGTTCGTCCAGATGCACTGATTGTTCGCCTGATTGAAAAAAAACTGCGAGCCGAGCCCGCCCGAGGAATTGTAGAGCGCCCACCCGCCGATCGAGGTTCCCGGCGCGGTGATCGAGATGTTGCCGGTGAGCGTGACCGACCCGCTGGCGATGCTGCCCGATCCCATCTGGCCGCTGATGGAAACATTGCTGTTGAAGTTCGCTGTCGCGTTGACGTTGACGTTGGAGCCGTTGAGGTTGATGACGCTCGTCGGACCCATGGCGATGTTCGCGCCGCTGTAATTGTCGGTCCACGTCGAAGATCCGCTGGTGACGTTGAAATAGAACGAGGTCCGATTGGTCGAGCCGTCGTTGAAATAGAGCGCCGGGTTGGCCGCCGTGCCTTTGAAGATCGAGAACGTGCCGTTGTTGATCTGCGCCGAGCTGGCGGACAGCCCCGCGTTGACGGCCAAGTTGCCGGTGATGGTGCCGCCCGACAGCAACAGATAGCTGGCGAGCGCGGACGCGGCGGCGCGCGAGGTGTCGGTCGGATGGACGTGATCGGATCGAGCCCATGTCGAGCCGACGCCGACGGCGGCGGTGCCGTCCATGAGCGGCAGCGAGGTCGAGGCGAGCGGCACAGTCGGCAGCGCAGCCATGACAAACGCGGTGGTGGCAAGTTGCTGGGTGTTCGTCCCCGGCGCCGCCGTGGGGCCGAGCGGCGTCCCGGTGAAGGTGGGCGACATGGCGGGCGCGCCGCCCGCCGCGGAGATGTCGTTGGCGAGAAGCGTCACCGCGCCAACGCGCCCGTTGAAGCTCAAGACGCCAGCGTCGGTGGATGGGATCGCCGCCAGCACGAACGCGGTGGTGGCGATCTGATCGGTGTTCGTTGTCGGCGCGGCGGTCGGGGCAGTCGGAACCCCAGTGAAGGCGGGCGAGTTGAGCGGCGCGAAGCCCGAGCCGATCGCTTGCGCCACGAACGCCGTGGTGGCGATCTGGTTGGTGTTCGTCCCCGGCGCCGCCGTCGGACCCGAAGGCGTCCCGGTGAAATTGGGCGACAGCAAGAGCGCCCCGCCAACCGCCGTCAGGTCAGCCGCCGTGAAGACGACAGCGCCAGTGCGCGTGTTGAACGAGGCGACGCCGGTCACGCTGTCGGCGACGGCGTTCATGACGAAGGCGGTGGTCGCGATCTGCCCGGTCGATTGGCCTTGCGCCGCCGTCGGCGCGGTCGGATAGCCGGTGAAATTGGGGCTATCGAGCGGCGCGTAAATGGCGTCAGCCACCGCCGTCACGTCGGCTGTGGTCAGCGTCACGACGCCGCTGCGCCCGTTGAAGCTCGAAACGAACACTTCGGACGCCAGAAAGCCGCTTAGGAACTCGTTGATCGCCGTGTTGACGAACGCCGTGGTGGCGATCCGCTGCGAGTTTGAGGCGGGTTCCGGCGTCGGCGCGGTCGGGCATCCGCCAAACTCTGGCGACCAGATCGGAGCTCCACCCGCGTAGAGGATGTCCCACGTCCCGAGCGTCACCGGGCCAATGCGCCCGTTGAACGAGGCGACGGTGTTCGCGCCCACCCAGCCCGCCGTCGCCGCCTCATTCGGCGCCATCGGATCTCGAGGCAGCGTGATCGAGCCCATGGTCAGCACCAGCTGGCCGATCGGACTAAGCTGCATTAGTTGGGTGAGGGCGGCCTCGCTGCCGGCCGAGCCGAACGGCCCGGCGTCCCAGACAAACCCGGCTGTGCCGTCAAAGCCGAAGGCGGCGGCCGGGCCATTCCCGGTGTAGGCGAACGCGTTGCGGGTCGACGAGAAGTAGCAGTTCCAGTTGTGTGTGGCGCCGAGATTGACGACCAGGTTGTCGGTGAAGATCTGCATCGGCACGGCGTCGGCCGGCGCATAGCCGGTCGAGACGTCGAGCGGCCCGCCGCCGGTCGCGAGCGCGGTCGCCACCAAGGCCTGGGCGCTGATCGACAGGTACGGCCCGCCGATTCCGCGCTGCAGGAGCAGCTGGTCGCCCTGCAGGGCGTCGGCCGTCGGCGGATAGCCGGCGATCTGTCGGACGTCGAGGATCAGATCGTCGCTGGGCATCAGCTGGTGTCCGCGCAAAGGACCAGGCAGGTCCGAGGCCAGGCGTTGCCCTGCGTGTCGACGGCGGTCCACTTGAGTTGATAGTCGGTGCCGGAAACGCCGCCGGAAAGGGTAGCGTAAATCGCGCGGCCGCGCACGCTCACCGGGCCGATCGTCCAGTCGGCCGAGGCGTCCGCCGGCGCCGCGGTGTTGGTCAGGACCGCCAACGTTCCCGATTCGACCCCAACGCCGACGGGCACCACGAACGAATAATCAAGCCCAAAAGAACAGGTTTCCCCAGGTGGATGCTCGGGACTGTAGCGCCTGGTGACCGGCATCCGTTCCTCGCCTGGTAGCCGCCAGATCCGCTCGGCGAAGTTCATCCCGCCAGGCGGCGCGTGTCCTCGACCCAGCGCGCCGTCTGCATCCGGCTCACCCAGACCGCCGGCGTGCCGATCAACGCCCCTTGCGGGTCCGCGACGTAGGCGGATCCGGGATCTCGCAGAACAGTCGGTGGCGATAGGAGGGAGGGCCCTGGCTCGAGCGGCAGCGCAAACAGCACCCGCTCACGCCCCAGCGGTGCGGGACAGCCGACGAGCGACGAATCAGGCGCGACGATCCCGAAGGCGGCCGGGTCAACGACCACCGAGGGTCTAAGGCTGGGGTGTCTGAGGTTTTCCACCGCAATCGGCGCCCGGTCTTTGCGCGATGAGATGGGGAGCATAGCATCGGGGGCGGCGCCTTGGAACGCCGCCCCCGTTTCCGAGTCGTGCAAACCAGGAAAAGCCGTGAACAGGCCATGCCAAACATAGATCGACCCCCCGATTCTGCCAAGCATTTCGAGGAGTCGCTCGAGGCGCTGGTGCGTGGCTCGACGCCTCGCCAGCCGCCCCCGCCCTACCGGCCTTACCCGGGCGACCACCCCTGCTCAGTGTGCGGATCCGAGCTCGCCTTCGTCGCGACCGGCTGGCCGCGCTCGCCGCAATGGTTCTGCCGCCAGCACCTCAAGGAGTTTGTCTGTGAGCTCCCCTCCAGCCGACAAGGTCCAAGCCTTCCAAGCCCTGTGCTGGAGCCGCGCCTCGCGCTGGAGGGCGGGAGCTATCGCGGACGAACATGACGGCGATCGCTGGATCGGCCACGCCGTCGACCCGCTGCAGGCCTGGGCGGAAGCGCACGGCCTGATCAAGGAGCTCGGCCAGGACGCGGTCCAGGCGATCATGGCCGAGGCCTTCGCCGATGTCTGATCCACCGGACGAGGATCTCGACGCCTTCATCCCCGAAGAGGGCGCGCCGCGGCGCGACAACGTCACCGAAGTCGACTTCAAAAAGCCGCGGAAGCGCAAACCGCCGACGCCGCCGCCAGGCGGCTTCGCCAGCTGGTGGGACAAGCTGCGCCGCGACAACGGGCGCGTGATCCCGGACCTGGCCAACGTCTTGATCGCGCTGCGCGAGGACCAGGCGCTGGTGTTCGCGATGGCGTTCAACGAGATGCGCCAACGCTCGATCGCCATGACCGAATGGCCGCTCGGGCCCCGCGCGCTCGCCGGCGAAAAGCCGCCGCACGAAATCGGCGACGACGACATCACCCGGCTGCAGGAGTGGCTGCAGCACATGGGCTTGCCCCGAATCGGGCGCGAGATCGTCGCCCAGGCGGTCGAGGCGTTCGCCCGCGAGCGCCGCGTCCACCCGATCCGCGACTGGCTCGACAGCCTGGAGAGCGACGGCGGCGAGCTGCGCCAGAACTGGCTCAGTGTCTGCCTCGGCGTCCCCGACGACCCCTACCACCGGGCGATCGGCAAGATGTTCCTGACTTCGATGGTGGCGCGGATCTACGAGCCCGGCTGCAAATGCGACTACATGATCGTCCTGGAAGGGCCCCAGGGCGAAGAGAAATCCCGCTTCTGCCGGGCGCTCGCCGGCGGCGACGAATATTTCTCCGAGCATTTGCCCAGGATCGACAGCGACGCCATCCGCCTGTCGATGCACTTGCGCGGCAAATGGCTGATCGAAGTCTCCGAGCTCAGCGCCTTCCTGAAGGCCGACCCGGAGGCGATGAAGCACTTCGTCTCCCAGCAAAACGAGCAGTACACGCCGAAATACGGCCGCTCCGAGGTGCGCGAGCCGCGCCAGTGCGTGTTCATCGGCACCACCAACGAGGACGAGTACATCCGCGACGTCACCGGCGGCCGCCGCTATTGGCCGATCAAGGTCCGCTTCGTCAACGTCGACCGGCTGGAGCGGATGCGCTCGCAATTATTTGCCGAGACTGTGCTCGCCTACCGCGCCAACGAGGCCTGGTGGCCCCAACGCGACTTCGAAAAGGAGTTCATCACCCCGGTCCAAGACCTCCGACAATGGGAGGACGCGCTGACCGAAAAGGTCGAGGAGATCCTCGACGGCACGTTTGAGATCAGCATGGCGCAGCTGGGCAATCGGCTCGGTTTTGACAACACGCGCTTCGATACGCCGGCGCAAAAACGCATCGCCGCCATTCTGAGAAAGGCCGGATGGCGCAAAGGCAGCGCCCATAGAGGACGCTCAATCTGGCGAAAACCCCAACCTGGAGACCCATGGTGACCCTTGGAGACCCTATCCCCCTACTTAGGGGTCTCTCCCCGCGCCCGCCCATATATGCCTTTCCTGGGGGCTAAGTAGGGAAATAGCCTCTCCAGGGTCTCCGTAGGGTCTCCAGCGCGACCCCCAAAGGGAAGAATTTCCCCAAAAAAAAATGGAGAACTACGGCGCTTTTCTGGGGAAATTGGGCAAGTGGCCGCTTCGCGGGGGCGGCTCTGCCGACCCAGAGACGTTCCGGGATGGTCACCGTGTCAAATAAGTCACAGTGTAGTATAATTGGCGCATGTGGCGCCTCGAGCACAGTATAGTATAAGTACAACAGAGTAGTTGCAATAATACATCAATCGACTATACTTGATAATACGTAAGCTATACTGTGTGACGCGACTGTGACGGACGTCATGCAAAAGAGCATGACAGGCATGCGAACATAGCGCGTGACAACGTCACACAGTTGTGTGAGATTATAGAGGTTTCGAAGAACCTCACACACCTGGAGCGCAAAATGCAAAATCGGATATTCTCATTCGACGATAACGCCAAAGCAGCGAAGGCCGCGGGCTTCGGATATCTAAACGCCATTCACTACCTGGCGCCGGCCGAGTCGGGCGGCGCCGGCAATCTTTGCGCTTTCGCGTCACCTGGTTGCATTGCGCTTTGCCTTGGGTGGTTTTCTGGCCATGCGGCCATCGGCGAATCGAACAACGTACGCGACTCGCGAATCGCCAAGACTCGTCGGTTCATGCATGACCGCGCCGCGTATATGGTCGACGTTGTGCGCAGCATCGAAGGCATGCAATCCCGCGCCGCGGCGCGCAAGGTGAAGCTCTGCGTACGCATGAATGGCTCTAGCGATGTGCCATGGGAGTCGATCAAGACCGTCGACGGGCGGTCATTGCTGGCGCTCTTCAGCGGCGTCCAATTCGTCGACTACACAAAATCGGTCAAGCGCGCCTTGCGCCACGCGCGCGGTGAAATGCCGGCCAACTATCACTTGACGTTTTCGCGGTCGGAAACGAATCACCTGGAGTGCATTTGGGTGTTGCAGGCCGGCGGGAATGTTGCGGTTGTTTCCAGCCTGGCGCGGCCGGCGATATGGCATGGGTTCCCGACCGTCGACGGCGATAAGCATGACCTGCGTCACCTGGACGGGCGCGGCGTTGTGGTGTGGCTTTCGCCGAAGGGAGCAAAGGCCAAGGCGGACAAGAGCGGTTTTGTTGTGCGATAACCTCACACATGGGAGTGACATCAATGGACACTGCAACAGCACTCGAACAAGCAATCACCTACCTGGACCTGGCGCATGGGCGCGATGACGCCGACGTCAACGCCGTAATCGAGCGCCTCGAGGCGCTCCTCAATCAGCGCGGGTGCGAGCATTTCGACCCGGCCGTGACCGATGGGTTGTTGACCCATCTTTGCGACATCGTGATCGACGGATAGGTGAGTGAAACAGATGACACGCAAGCAGGCATTCGATGAGGCGCGGGCGGCGCGCCTGGCGCGAGATGTGCGCGAGACAGCGGAAACGCTGGTGGAGGATCGCGGGCGCGCCAACGCGCTGGCGTGGGCCGAGCATTGCGCGGTGCGCGATCCGCACGGCGGATTCTGGCGCCAGGTTGTCCTCGCGATCGAGGAGGCGCCGTGATGAGGCGGGGCAACGACTGGGAGCGGCGCTTCGGGCGCCGCCGGCGGGCGATCGATCGCGGGCTCCTGGCTGCGCTCGAGGCGGCGATCGCGGCCGAGGAGGCGGCCAAGGAGGCCGAGGAGCGGCGGGCGGCGATCGCGCGGGCCTTCGGGCGGCCGGCGGACTGAGGGCCCTTCGGGGCCCTTTTTTTTTGGCTTGGGCGCGGGTTTCGGAATTTCGCCCAAAAACGCGATCGCCGAAATCCAGGAAAAAATCAATCTCCCGATCAGAAATGTAGGCCTAGACGCCACACAGTTGGCGCAGGAGCCGGGTCTGTAATGCCATATGCCATGACACCGGGGAAATACCCCCCGCCTGGCGGGCTTCGTAGGCGATCGTCAGAGGTCGTCGCGAGTGAGGATGCCGAGCGCAACTGCGACGGCGGTCGCCTGCGCCAAGCTGGAGCTATTGAGCTTGTGGCGACTGTTATCGAGATGGGTTTTGACCGTGCCGAACGACACCCCGAGAATGATCCCGATCTCCGCGTAGGTCTTGCCGCGCGCGATCCACAACAGGCACTCGCGCTCGCGTGGCGACAACTCAAACGGCGATAAATGCCTCACGAACGCCCTCACCGCCAAGGGGTGTTGACCTGGCGCAGTGTCGCCTTATTATGCATGACACATGCGCCACTTTCTCGCCCTCGGCCTCGCCCTGATCGCCTCGCCGGCGATCGCCGCCCATTGCCCGCATGGCCAGCTGTGGCGCGTACACATGGACAAGTGCGTGAGCCTGAGCTCACCGGCCGCGATCGCCTACGTCCCGCTACCGCGTCCGCCACGCATCCACATCGTGCTGCCTGACGATTCCGAGCCGCCGCTCCGACCGGAGGACATCAGCCTTACCGTGCCCGACGTCGACCCCGACATCACCGACATTCCGCTGACCGACCCCGATCCGGCGACTATGGCCCTCAAGCAGCAACTGGAGAAGAAATGAGGCAATGCGGCGACTGCCAGCTGTGCTGCAAATTGCTGCCCGTGCGCTCGGTCGGCAAGGGCGCCGGCGAGCGATGCCAGCACCAGCGTCACCACAAGGGCTGCGCGGTCTACGCCAAGCTGTTCAAGATCGCGCCCGAGTGCAAGCTGTGGAACTGCCGCTGGCTCCGCGATGAGAGCACCACCGAGCTCCGACGGCCCGACCGCTCGCACTATGTGATCGATGTCATGCCGGAATACGTCACGCTCTATGATGACGCCGGCGTGGGGACGAAGGTTCCGGTCGTCCAGATCTGGGTCGACCCAAAATATCCCGACGCGCACCGCGACCCGGCTTTGCGCGACTGGCTCGAACAAGCGAAGGGCTGGGCTGGGCTCGTCCGTTATTCGGGCCACGATGGTTTCGTCATCTTCCCGCCGAATCTGAGCGCGGATGGTGAGTGGCACGAAAAAGCAAGTAACCATCCCGCCACGGTGAGGCACACCGCCGCCGACCTGGTTGGCACATTCGGCTGGGGCGCGATGGGCCTATGAGCCGGGTCACCCGCGATTACCCGCGCCAGGCCGACGAGGAATACAACACCCCGCCCTGGGTCGGTGTCACGATCGCGCTCTGGCTCGCGGGCCAGGGCGTGCAAACGATCTGGGAGCCTGCGCCAGGCAGGGGTCAACTCAGCCACGCCCTGGTGGCGTGCGGGTTTAGTGTCGTCGAAACGGGCGGCGATTTCCTGCAGCTGCCACAGACGCGCCCGTTTGACGCCCTGGTGACCAATCCGCCCTACGGCAAGCGCGGCGAGCTCGCCGACGCGTTCATCCGCCACGCCCTCGAGCTCGAGGTGCCGATCGCGGCCTTCCTGCTCCGCGTCGACGCCGATAGCGCCAAGACCCGCGCCGACATCTTTCGCGACTGCCCGTTCTTCGCCGGCAAGATCGTGCTCCTCGATCGCATCGTTTGGTTCGAGCGCGAGGGCGCCGCCGGCCCCAGCGAGAATCACGCCTGGTTCATCTGGGACCGCTCGCACCAGGCGCGCCGGCCCTGGATCGCCTACGGACGAAAGGGGCCGCGCGATGAAAACAGACCGAGGGAAGTGGATCACGCTGACCAAGGTCGAGGTCGAGATCGGCGTGCGCATCGGCGTCATGCGCCATCTGAACGCCCTCCGCGAGGGGGCTAAGGACGCCTACGGATTCAAGGGCGACCCCTGGGAGTTGCACATCCAGGGCGCCTGCGCCGAGATGGCGAGCTACAAGGCGATCGGGCGCTACTGGTCGCCGACAATCGACGTGCGCAAGGAGGCCGGCGGCGACGGCGGGCCATATGAAGTTCGCCGGCGAAGCCAGCAACATTACGATCACCTGATCAAGGAAAGGGATCTGGTGGATGCGCCCCACATCCTCGCTTGCGGCTTGCTGCCGACCTTCCGCGTCGTCGGCTGGATCTGGGGCTACGAGGCCAGGCGCGACGACTGGTGGCACAATAAACATGGCGGCAGGGGATGGGCCTGGTGGCCGCCGCAAGAGGAGCTCCACGACCTCGAGGAGCTCCCTGTGCTATGATGGGGCATGACCCAACTCACGCCGCATTTCACGCTATCAGAGTTCACGGATTCGCAGACGGCGGCGCGCAAGGGCATCAACAACGTCCCGCCGCCTAGCAGTCTCGAGCGCAAAGGCATCCAACGCACCGCCGAGGTGATGGAGCGGGTCCGGACGATCCTCGGCGATCGGCCGATTCTGATCAGTTCTGGCTATAGGTCGCCGCCCGTCAATGCGGCGGTCGGGGGCTCTAAAGGTTCTGCCCACATGAGCGGGCTGGCGGTCGACTTTTCCTGTCCAGGATTCGGCACGCCGAAAGCGATCTGCAAGGCGCTAGAGCCGCATATGCGCGAGCTCGGCATCGATCAACTAATCCACGAATTTAATACGTGGGTGCATCTTGGGCTGAACGGCTCTGGCACCGATCCGCGTCACATGGCGCTGACAATCGACAACAAAGGCACCCGAAGCGGGTTCGCCTAGTGGGATATTTCAACTCTCATCAGTTCGTGGACGGATAGATCGCCGGCGAGTTCGAGCGACAACCTTACGATCATGTCGGCGCTTTCCTTGTTCAGGTACCACTCCTCCGACTGAGGGTCGCAGTCGTGCTGCGCGTCGCGAAACCTTTTCTCGTCTCGGCGCCACGCCTTCAGCCGCGCCTGCAACCGCTCCTCCAGCGTCGTCATCCGTCTCTCCATGGATCTGAGCTGCCGGGAACCCGGTCAACTCCTCAAGCGTCCGCGCCTGGTCGAGGCTCGGCCTGAAGCTTTCGTTCTGCCATTCGTAATACGTGTTTCGTGACACGCCGAGGAAGCGCGCCTTCTCGGCGACCGACTCGCCGGGAACTTTGGCCAGGACGTCAGCCATCGGCAGCTGCAGCTGTTGGTGCATCTCGCGCAGGAAACGCTGCCAACGCGGGTGCGGCATCACGGCGATCAATTCCTCGATCAGTTCCAGTGCAGACATGCTGATGTGTCCTTGAGAATCGGGTGACAGTCAAGTAGAGTAGGATGACATGTCCACAGATGGAGGCGAAATGTCGAGTTTACGAGAAGCGATGATTCGGGCCGACGCGTCCGAAGAGCAAGACGAGCGAATCGCGCGGACCTGGGGCCCCGAGGCGGTCGGCCGCGCGCTGGTCACAAACGACGACGACGACGGTCAGGTGCGCGAGGACGCGCGCCGCGCACGCGAGGAGCTCGAGCGCCAGGCGCGCGAGGACGAGTATGCGAGTTGGGCGATGGAGATCATCGTGCGGGCTCGCCAGCGCATCGGACGGACCAAGTGGTCGGCGGCCGAGGGTATAGCGAAGCGACGAATCGTGGAGGCGCTGCGATGCCTGCCCAGCGACGACTAGCCGATGCCCAAGAGAGCGCCCTGGTGATTGCGATGGCGACGACGATCGGCAACGGTTTCTTCTCCGGTCAGAAACCGCACATCATCGGCGGGGTGCTGGCCGAGCTCATGTCGACCTTCCTATTCAACCACCAGATCCCCAGCGACCCGGTGAGGCAGGAGGCGCTCCGAGAGGAGATCCTGACCGAGTGGTGCGCCACGGTGCGCGGCCTGGTCGCGGTCGAAGACAACCCGAGCGAGACATTGCAATGACCGAGACAGAGATCATCGAGCGGCCGACGACCGCCCCAGCGCAACAATTTGGCGCGTTCCTGATGCAGGCGCTCGCCAATCCGGAGATCCCGGCCGACAAGCTGCAGATCATGCTGCAGATGCGCCGCGAGATCCTGCACGACCAGGCCAAGGAGGCCTACCAGGACGCGTTCGCCGCCTTCTCGGCCGAGATGCCGGCGGTCGAGCGGGACGGCATGGTCGAGCTCGTCAAGGACGGGCGGCCGGCGGGCAAGTTCCCGTTCACGACCTACGAGCAGATGGACAAGATCCTGCGCCCGCTGTTGATCAAGCACGGGCTCTCTCTGCAGTTCTGGTCGAGCGACGCCGCGAACAAGGAGATGATCATCGTGCATGGCGCGCTGATCGGCCACGGCTGGCAGCGCGAATCGGTCTATCCCGTGCCGCCCGACACGGGGCCCGGCCGCAACGCGCTGATGGCGCGCGGGTCGTCCCAGACCTACGCCAAGAGGTACATCGCCGACCTGCTCTGCAACATCGTCAGGAAGGGGATCGACGACGACGCGCGGCGCGCGATGCAGGCGAGCATCGACCCCAAGCAGGTGGCCGAACTTGCCCGCCTGATCAAGGCGACCAAGACCGACGAGGCGGGATTCCTCAAGTTGATGGTCACTGACGCCGAGACGCTCGCCGACATCCGGCCGCGCGACTACCCGCGCCTGCGTTTGGCGCTGCAGGAGAAGCAAAAGAAACAAGCAGAGCGGCGATGAGCCACGGGACGCTAATCGTGCGCTCGTCGAGTCAGCCTTGGACCCGGCTCCGCTATTTGTTGGAAGGCACGAAAGGCGAAGAAATAATGGGCGAGAGAAAACGACGCGCCGCGTCCGGTTTGGCCGGCGGCGATTGGACGACCACTCGTTTCAATGCGGGGACGTGCCTTCATTGCGGCGAGCCGCTGACCGGGCTGACCGGCCCTGCCGAGCGCCCGACCATGGGCGCGTTCATGGTTTGCGGCGCTTGCGGCTACGTCATGGAATGGGACGGCGAGAAGAACGTCGAAGTGTCTGACGAGGCGATGGCGGCAGCGAGCGCCGATCCACATATCGATCGCCTCTTCGCCATCACCCGCGTCCTGCGCAAGCTGCCGTTCGCACCGAAGCGAATCGTCATGCTCGAACCGCGCGAACCCGAGATTTGCGAGGAGTGCGGCAAGTTGGAGGAGCTACGCCCCTACGGTCACAAGAAGGCGGACGGCAAGCGCAAGTGGATCTGCTTTCCCTGCGCGCACAAAGACGAAGCCGAGATGGAGCGCGCCTTCGATGAGCGGATGCGCGGCGAGAACGAGGTCTGAGGCACGAAAGGTGAAGAAATGACCGGCAAATTTCGAGACTTCTCGGCGATCGAATCGCTCGCAGCGGGCGATACCGAGGCGATGCAGAGGATGCTGGAAGCGGCGATCTTCATGGAGGGCTTCGCGCGGGGCGCGGACATGCGGTTCGCCGCGATCGAAGCGAGGCTGAAAGCGTTGGAAGAGCGGTGGAGTCCGGACACGGCGCCGGTCCACCAAGTCAGCGAAGAACTGCGCCAGAAGCTGGCCCGCGAGGGGGAAAATCAATGAAGCACATCGATGTCGAACAGGGCAGCGCGGCCTGGTATCGCGTGCGCCTCGGGGTGCCGAGTGCCTCGCACTTCGACGAGATCATCACGCCAGGCGGCAAGGCCTCGACGCAGTCGCGCAAGTACAAATACCGGCTGATCGCCGAGCGATTGTTGCGCGAATCGATGGACGACGAGATCGGTCACATCCGGTGGGTCGCGGGAGGCAAGGAGAAAGAGCCTTTCGCTGCCGCGCACTTTCAGGAGGTTGAGGGCATCGAGCTCAAAAAATGCGGATTCTGCATCACCGACGACGGCCGGCTCGGTGCGTCGCCGGATCGGTTCCTCGGCAATCGTCGCGAGGGCATGGAGATCAAGTGCCCCGCTGCGTTCACCCAGATCGGCTACCTGCTCGACGGTCCCGACGAGCGATATACGCCCCAGGTCCAGGGCCAGCTGCTCGTCACCGGATTCGACGCCATGCACTTCTTCAGCTGGCACGACCGGATGCCGCCGTTCCACCGAGTCACGCTCCCGATGCCGGTCTACCAGGCGACGATGCGCGGCATACTCAACCAGTTTTGCGATGAGCTCGATCGCGACACTGAGCGCGCCAGGAGCCTGGGGGCTTACGCGGTGTCGACGGAGATCATCACGCCGGGCGAAGCGGCCTATTCGGACGAGGAGCCCTATCGAATCGTGTGGCCAGAGGGGGGAGGCGACCTTGGAAGTGCATGAATTTGTCTGCGAGGACTGCAAGTCGGACGTGTTCAGTTGGAGCGGCTCGATCGCGCCGACGCGGTGCGCCATGTGCGAGACGGTTCGCGACATCAAGGCGCGCGACGGGATGTCGCTGGAAGCGGAGACGGAGTTGCGCAAGATTTTGGGCTGCGAACTGCCCAGGGAGGACGAGGCGACATGACCCAGACATCGCGAGTCGTCTTGGCGTGCTTGTTCATGTTCGCCGTGCTGGCGACGGTCGCCTGGCTCGGTGCGTCGATCATAGCGTACCGATGACCCACCCGTGGGTGGCGATGACGCGCGATCTGAAAGCCTATCGGAGGCGGCTAGCGGCTGGCGAGCCAGACCATCGGCAGGACGACGGTCGCGCAATAGACGCCAAGCATGATCAGCGCCGGCGTCTTGACCGGCTCGGCGACGTCCAGCGAAAGCTTGGCCAAGACGAACGCGCCGACCACCGCGAGGAGCAGGACGAAGCGGACGGCGACAACCGCGACTAGCACGTTCAGCGTGGCGAGGACGCTGGCCTTCCAGGCGGCGCGGTGGATGTACTCGGCCTGTTGAGGCGTTGGCTTAGGCGGCGTCGTCGCCGTCGCCGTCGTCGTCGCTGTTGCGATCAACTGGGATAAACCCGCCGGCTCCGGAACCTGCCTTTCCCCGACGAGCTCCATTGGCCTTCGAGAAGGCCGCGCTGTACTTTCGGACTTCGCTTCCGGGGTCGCCTGACTCATTGGCCGCCGCCTTTCGTAGGTTGGCGAACATGATCTGCACCCGTCCTACCGCAATCAGCGCGTTAATGCGCTGGGGAATCGTGATCCCGCCTTCCTCCGTGTCACCTTCCTCGAGCTGGTCGAGCAGCTTGGCGATCTGGCGGTAGAGCCGCTCATTGACGTTCAGGGGGTCCAGGTTGATTGGCATCGTAAGTCTCCTGCGCGCTCTCGGCCGCTCGGCCGCCGGCGGCGCCCGCCAGGCCTGCAGGAACGGAATGAGCCGCCACTGCGCCAGGGTATTGCGCCATTCGGGCCGCCCTGCGCGCCAGGCCGCCCAGGCCAAAATGCCCCGAGCCGACGCCCAAAGCGCCCAACGCGCCGAGCACCGGGGCCCATCCGAATCGGCGGACGAGCTCCTCGAACCCGAGGCCGGCTGCCGTGCCGCCGGCCATGCCCGCGAACTTGCTGGCGACCCGAGGGGCGAGCAGACCGGCCGTCGCCGCGCCGCCCGCCGCGTTGGTCAGGCGCGATTCGCCCTCTTTGACCGGCTGCGCTGCGCCGGCGGCGCCGCCCCACAGCGTCCTGCCGGCGAACTCGCCGATCGGGCCCGCCGCCCTCCCCGCCAGGGGTATGGCTTTGGCGATCCCCTTGCCGATCGCCGCCTCGGGCTCGCCGATCAGGAACGGCGCGTTTTCGCCCGCGAAGGAGCCGATCGCTTCGCTGGCGGTCGCGTTAGGCGACTCTTCGAATTGTTTGACCCGCGGGTCGAGCTCGCTGACGTGCGGTAGGCCCAAGGTGGGGATCTCGTCCGCAACCTTGGTGACGCCTTTGGCGAGCCCGCGGCCAAAGCCCTTGGCGGCCGACAAGGCCGAGCCAGTCCAAGAGTCGTCGTCGCCGGCCGGCTGATCTTTGAGGCGCGCGGCCTCCTCCCAGGGCTTGAGTCCCTTGGCCTCCTCCCAGGGCTTCGGCATTATTGCACCTGCTCCCAATTCGATTGATCGGTCGGATCCCCGCCCTTGAATCGATAGCCGCCTCGGGTGAACCCCGGCTTGTAGTCGTCGAGGCTGCGCGGAGCCGCTGGAGGCGCGGCCGGTCTTTCGCGCTGCAGCTGTTGCAGGATTTCGGTCTGTCCTGGCGCGGCGAGCTCACGCGCGTCGTCGCCCTGTTGCGGCTGATCCATGCCGCTCCTCGAGAACTGGTCGAACATTTTGAACATCGCGCCGGGCTGGGCGCCGCTGCCGCCGACGAACTGTTGCTGCAGCTTCTGCATCCGTTCCTGCAGGCGGGCGATCTTGTCGTCCACGTTGGCCTTGAGGGTGTCGGGGTCCATCGTCCGCCAATTGAGCTCCCGCTCGGAGCCCTCGCGGGCGGTCTGGGTCGGTTTGCCGCCGACCAGGGCGCGCTCGTACTCGGACGAAGCCGTTACGACCTCGTTGTCGAGCTTGCCGATCATCGCCCGCTCTTCCGGCGACGATACCAGCTTGCCGATGCCGCGCACCTGGCCGAGCGCCGAGGCCTGCAGGCTCGGGATATGGTCGAGACTGTCGCGCAGCGCGTGCAGGTGGGAATAGGCGGTCGCCACCGCGACCAGGGTCCTCGCGTCGTTGCCGGCCGAGAAGTCGGCGAACACCCGAGCTCGGTTGCGGAACGTCTGCTCGTTGAACCCGGGGTCGATCTTCGACCCCAGGCCGAGCACCCGGTTGATCAGCCCCTGGTAGCGCGCCGATTTCGGCACCTCGGCGCGGCCGGCGACATAGGCCTTGAGGGCGTCGGCGAACTGAGGATCGACCTTCCGGACCGCCGGCAGCACATCGCCGCCCTTGATCTTCGGGTCGGCCTGGATGCGGTCGAGATCCTTCTCGATCTCGTTGGCTCGCAGTTGCGCGTACTCGAACACTCTCGGCGGCACGCCTGGCAGGCCTTTCGCCGTCGGCGTGGCAGTGTGGTTGACCAGTTTCTGGGCCCAGTCCTCGATCGGCTGGGCCGCGAAGCCCTTGCCGGTGATCCGGTCCTTGTCGTTGGCGGCGTCCTGCAGCACCTGCGATGGGGTCGGCGTGAACTGCGCTTGAGGCTGCGCCTGCGCCAGGCGCTGCATACCGGGCACAGGCGCATCGGAAGCGCCAGCCTCGGCGACCTGGACGCCGGGTTGCCCGCGCGCCTGGGCCTGCGCCTGCGCCTGGTTGTCGGGGACGTCGTAACCGGGATCGACCGGCGCTTTGTCGCCAGGCCCAGCGCCTGGCAGGGTGGCGGGCCCTTCCGCCGGCGAGCTCGGGGGCGCAGCGCCGCCCTCGGGAGTCATTCCGTCAGCTGACGTCGCCGGCGTCGAGGTGTCGTCGGGGGCCGCCGGCGGCGGCGTGCCGCCTTCGCGGTAGGGCGCCTCGGCTTTCCGTTGCTCGTCGTCCTTGCGCTGTTGGGCCACGCTCTCGCGCAGGCTCGTCCCTTGGGCGTCGCGCTCCTTGAGGATGTTCTCGGCCCGCTGCAGGTTGCCGCTCTCGAGCGCCGCCAGCATCGGCTTGTCGTTGTACTTGGTGGCGACCTCGAACAGCCGGTCATGGAGCTCGGTGGCGTCCTTGGCCTTCGGGTCGCCGCTCCAAGTGCCGACGTCGCCGCCGCCGAGCGCAAACGCGTCGCGGTAATCCTTCTGCTCCTGGTAGGATTTGTCGTCGAGCGCCTGGGCGCTGATCTTCATGCGCTCCTCCAGGATCCGGAGCGCGGCCGACTGGCCCTCCATGTAGGCCTTCGAATGCCCCTGGGTCGCCACGCCCAGCATGGCCGCCGTCGGCGCGGTGAAGCCCGATCCGTTCTGGGTGAAAAATCGGGCGACGTTGCCGTAGATCCCCAGCACCTCCCACGGCTGGGGCTCGGGGCTGAACTGGCGCGGCTGGCCCCAGTCCTGCCACGACCGATTCGGCAGCGGCGGGAAGTACCGCTGGATCGGGCGCGGTCGGAACGGCATCGGATGGCGCAGCGAGAGGCCGATTGGCGGCGGCTCGGGCGGTCCATCGCGCGGCGGCGGATCAAGCGGTGGCGGCGGCTGGTCGGGGATGCCAGGGAACTGTTGCCGCTGGGGAGAGACGGTCGTCGGCTGGTCGGGCGTCCTGACCTGTTGCCCGCGCTGCCAGACGCCGGTGTCGCTGGCGGCGCCCGCCAGGCTCGAGAGCGGCGAGGGCGCGCCTCGAGGCGGCGTCCAGGAGCTCGGGGGCGGCGCGTCGTCCTGGGCGTCGGGGCTGTTGTCGGCGTTCGAAGTGTCTGTCATCCGGTTGCCGCGTAGTCGTCGGATTGCACGGGCGGTTGCGCCGGCGGGGTGGCGGGTTTAGCGCCGCCGCCGGCGACCTGCGACCCACCGCCGCCGCCCGTGAACGCTCGGACCAAATTCGGAGCGCCTTCCTGCGTCGCGAGGGCTTGCATGAACCGCCTCATCCTTGCGGGATCGTTGAGGTTGAGGTCGTCATTCGGCCTGATGCCCATGGTGCGGGCGATATTCGCCGCCGCCGCCGGTCCATTGCTCCCCGGCGTCCAGCCGCTGCCCGGTGTGGCGATCAGCTGCATCGGCGTCCTCATGCCGCCATTGTACTTGGACAACGCGAGCGAGCGCATCGCATTCCAACCGGCCTCCGCGTTGGGGAACACGGCGACCTGGTGCCCTTGATCGTTCCCCTTGCCCGCGATCGCGCCGTGCGCCCGCGCCCAGTCCCCCCACATGATGTTGCCAGGATTCAGGTTCTGATCGGCGCGAGTTGATCCCGAGCCGGGTCCGGTTCCTTGCGGCACGCCGCCGCTCTGGGTGTTCGCGCCCGCCCAGGCGCCAGGCGTTCCCCCGCCGCCGCCCTCGTCGCCGCCGGCGAACGCCATCGGCTGGTTGCCGATCACGCCTGGCGCCCAGGCGCCCCAGCCGGGGTGATAGCCGCCGGGATGGAAGCCCCAGCCGCCCTGCCGGCGCGGGTAGTAGCCTGGCCGAAGGAAACCGCCCCGGAAGCCGACGAAGCCGCGTCTGGTGCCGCGCATAAACGGCATCATGCCGTGGAAGGCCCACGGCGGGATACCGCCCCTTCCTCGCCCGCGTCCGCCGATCATCTGGGCGAGCATGGGAAGCAGGGGCGCGGAGGCGAGCGCCAGGCCGAGGACGTCCCGGAGTATTCCACCCATCCCGTCCGTAGGCCCAGGAACGCCCTGGGGAGCCCCAGGAGGGGCCTCGGGCGTGTCTGGGGCTTGTGGATCCTTTTTGGTCGGCAGGTCAGCCGCGGGCGGCGCGGACGCAGCTGGCGGGTCGGTTGCGGTGGGATCAGGTTTCACGTCCGCGGGTGGCGGTTGCGCGGCTCCCGCGCCTGGCCCGCCCGCCATAATCGTCGGGTCCATCGGCCCAGGGGCCGCCGCCGGCTGGGGCGTCGGGGTGTAGGGCCGCGCCGGCTGATTCGGCGATCCGCCGTAGCCGTAGGGGAGCTCGCCCGTCTCGGCCGGCGTCGCCCGCATCGTGTTGTAGATCCCGCCGGGGATCCCACCAAGGAAGTTTCGGCCGCGGCCGATGCCCGGTGGAAGCAACGAGCTCGGGTCGCCAGGCGCGGTGGGCATTCCCTCGATCGTCGGCGGCTCAAGCTGTGGCGGGCCTTGCCTGGGCGTCGGCCCGGTCGGACCGCCGGCGGTCGGCGGTTGGCCGAGTCCGAAGCTCGTCCGGAGTGCCTTGGCGATCTGGGCTAGAGGCGACTCGTTCTGGTTCTGTTGCGTCGCCGGCGGCGTAGGCGCGGGCTGGGGCTGGTTCGCTTGCGGCACGCCGCCCGACTGGGTGCCGCCGATGTTCGAGCTCGGGTCGGATCCCGAGGGCGTGCCGGCGACGTCGGCTTGCGGCGTTATCGATTGCGTTGCCGCCTGGGTGCCGCTCGGATCAATCGTCGTGAGCGCCCCGCCGAGGCCGCTCGAATCGCCGAGCAGCGCGGAGGAGAGGCCGGCGTCGGCGAACAGGTTCGCCAAGTCTGGCGTGCCGCCGCCCGCGCCGCTGCCGAACAGGTCGCCGGTGCCGCCGGTTAGGGCGTCGCCGAGGCTGGCGTCGGCGAACAGGTTCGAGGTGCTGCCGCCGCTCGAGCTCGCGCTGCCTGTGTCGCCCATCGTCTAAGCTCCAAGGGCCATACCGAGGCTAGCGTCGTTCAAGATGCTGCCCGCGCCCGACGAGAACTGCGAACTTTGGTTCGCCTGGTTCGCCAGGTTGCTCAACGCGCTGGTCAGGCCTTGATTGGCGCTCTGGGTCGAGCCGACGCCGATCAGCTGGTTGACCGACGGCTGCAGCGAGGTGTTGATCGCCGGATCGGCGACGGTCTGGGTCTGCTCCTGGCCGATCGCCGCGTCTTCCAGCTTTTGCTGGCCGGTCAGGTCTTGCCCTTCCATCGTCGAGCCGCCGAGGCCCAGCTGGTTGTAACGGTTGGTCACCGACTGGGTGTTGTCGCCGGTGGCGCTCATGATCGCCGAGAGATCGAACGGGCTGGGACCGAAGTTGAACGGCGTCCCGGCGCCGCCGCCGGTGACGTTAAAGCCGGTGCCGCTCGAACCTCCCTTGCCGCTGCCGGTCGGACTGCTCATGCTTCATCCCGTGGTGTTAAAGATGTCGGCCGCGCCCTGGGTGAAGTCGGCATTCCCCGCCGCCGTCGTGCTGGCCTTCCCGGCCTGGTTGATCAGGTTGGTCAGGTTCTGGGTCGCCAGGTTCGACAGCGTCGACTCGTTCGAGATGCCTTGGATCGCGGCGGTCTGGTTGTTCTCGAACGCCTTCAACATCGCGTCTTGGTTGGTGTCGGACAGTTTGCCTTCGGCGATCGCCTTACCCATCCGGTTGCCGGTCCCGGCCTGCGTCGCCATCGTCGACATGCCGGTGCCGCTATTGCCGAACGCCGCCCCGGTGGCGACGTCGGCCTCGCTCAAGCCGTAGTCGGCGAGCGCCTGTTGCTCGGGCGTGATCCCGCCAACCGAGAAGAACGGCGGGAAGTTGACGTTCTGGGGCGAACCGCCGCCTTTGGCGCTGCCGGCGAGGTTCGCGCCGGTGGTGCCAACTTGAAGAGCGGCTAGGCCGGCTGAAATCGGGTCACTCATGCCAGCCTCAAGCAATAGCGCGGACTGAGCTCCTTCGCCCCCAGGCGCTTGGCGATCGGCCCGAACTCGACCTCCGTCTCGCTGGTCAGCCGCCATTCGGTGGCGCGCCGCATCTTCGCCCAGTCGATCGAGAAGCGGAGGAGCTCGATCGCCTGCCACATGCTGCCTCCTTCGGCGACGATGAGCACGACATTGGCCTCGAGCTCGCCAGGCGCCCAGGGGATGATGTTGAGGGCGCCGATCAGGAAGGCGCCGTCGAGCCGCACCGGCAGGAACACTAGCGGCGCGCGGAGCACGATGTTGCGGAACCAGCCCTCGGTCGCCATCGGGTCGAAACGGTTCGAATAGCGCCGGCGGCCGAGATCCAGCATCCACGGGATATCAGCCTCGGTCAGGAGGCGCGGCTTTACGGCCCTATCGACAGCATTGCTGCGTAGTGCAGCTGCAGGTTCACGAAGAGCGACCATGTCAATCCGCTTGGCTCCTCGAGGTCGCTGTCTACAAGAATTTGGCCAGCGTTCATACCGACCGCCGTCGACCCGTGGAATGGCGGCAGGTCGGCCGCCGCCTCGTCATGAGCGTTCTGATGCTTGACCTGCCACATCGACGCCGGCAAGCCGGCGAAGGCCGCGCGCGGGTCGAAATAGTACGGCTCGATCGCGAATTGGACGCCCCTGCTTCCGATCGCCTCGAGCATGATCTGATGATTCGCCCGGTGCTCGAGTCCGAACGACGGATTCTGCTCGGAGCCGCCGACCATCAGCGTGTCAATCGCCATCGAGGCCCCAAATGTCCTTCATGCATTTGTCACAAAAGCGCACCGTCCAGCCTTCGGCGTTGGACATGATCAGCGGCACATCGTCCTCGGGGATCACGGCCGAGCAATAGGAGCAGAGGGCGGACGGCACGCTATCCGGCCGCCCCCAGGTCAGACGGTTCCAATCGAAGCCCTCTTTCGGCTTGAGCGCGATCGTCACCGGCGGCGCACCCGCTCGCTTTCGTCTTGCGCGCCGGTGCGATCGAGGTCGGTGCCGATCGGGTCGAAGCCCCTCGGGCTGATCCGGTCGGTGCCGAAGTCGGAGCTATTGCCGCCGGCGACGGCGCCGCGAGGGCCGACGCGCGGCTCGGTTCCGGTTCGCAAAGGACCGGCGAGTGAGTTGCCTGATTTCAGATAGCCGTCCCTCGTCACGAAGACTGCCGACGGGTCGCGGTTCGTTGGCCATTCGCTTTGCTTTGCCATTATCGCCTCTCTACTGTGCAAACATCGCGTTCGCTATATCGGCGAAGGTTGGTTGACCTTGAGCCTCCCCTTCCCCTCTGCCTTGAAGCTGCCCGGTGTTGTTGACGTTGGGCCAGCCGCTCTCCATGCCCTGATAGACATTAGGGACCGCCATCCCAGCAAGGTTGGAAAGCGGCGGGGATCCCCCGAACATGCTCATAATGAGTTGCATGAGGCCGCCAAAGCCGCCCAGATCCGGCGCCGTCGGCGAGCTCGCCGCGGTGGTGGTGGGCGTCGATACTGTCGAGGGAGCCGCCGGCGTCGCGTTGGTTTGAGACTGCGCGGTCTGCGCGGCGGGACCGATTCCTCGGTCGGCGGCGCTGGCGATCGCGGGCGCGACCGCTTGCCCTGTGCTCGCATTCGACGCGGCGACAGAAGGTCCATCCGGACCAGCCGGTCCAATCATCGACGGCGAGCCCTGCGTCGGTCCCGCGGGCGCGGCGGTCAGACCAGGACTGACCCCCTCGATGGAGGGGAAGCCCATTGTCATCCCGTGTTGCAGCGATTGCATCAGCGCCTGGGTCGCCAAACCCTGCAATCCACTGTTCAGCGCGGAGATGACCGACGGACTGAGGCTGGGCGGGCCGATCGGCGAAACCGCGACCTGTCCCACCGGGGCTGCGTTGCCCAACCCGCCAAGTAAGCCGTTGGGACCAAGGCCAAGCAGGCTCGCGAGGCCCATCGCCGCCGCGCTGCCGCCGCTCGCTGTTCCGCCGCCGCCTCCGGTCGCGCCGCCTTGGCCGCCGAAGCCCGCCGCGCTCGATCCGGGGCCGCCGATGCCCGCGACGCCCGTGCTGACGCCGCCCCGCGGGCCAACACCGGGGCCGCCGACGCCGGGGCCGGTGGCGAACCCCATATTGGCCGCCGCGGCGTCGGTGACGCCCGTGTTGCCTTGTTGGCCGCCGGGAGCAGTGACGCTCGTTTGGCCAGCGCCGAAGCCTTGGCCGCCGCCGCCAAAGGCGTTTGCGGCGTCTGCTTCGCCCCCGACAGCCGCCGCCGCCGCCGCGTTCGCCGCTGCGTTACCGCCGCCAGTGACGCCGCCGGTTCCCGGCGCCGCGCCGCCGCTCGATGTCGAGCTTGTGCCTGACGGAGCGCCGCCTTGTCCGCCCTCACCGCCCGCGTTGCCGGGTCCGCCGGTGCCGTCGCCGTTGTCCCAGCGGACGTTGAACAGCCACTGTTGGGTGTGGTTGAGCGGACGCATGGCTTAACCCTTCGCGTCGCGCTCTTTCACGACCGCTTCCAGGATGCCGATCGGAGCTCGAATTTCGAGGCGCGCCGGCATCGGGAGCGGGAGAACATCGTTGAAGCGCAGAAGGCCGGCGACCCCGATCAGCGCCGCCTCGGCGCGTCCGTCGTCCATCTTGCGCTTGAACTTGTCGGCCTGCGCCGGCCAGCGGGCAATCGCTTTCGAGCGCGCCATGTCCTTCATGTCTTTGCCGGGCGGGATGCCGACGGTGCGTTTCCAGGTGACGGGAGTGATGAAGAGCGCGGGGATGGCGGCGGCAGCGAGACAGCCACGGACAACGCCCGCTGCATCTCCGAAGGCGAAAGCGCCGACAGCGCCCTCCATAGGTCGAGGACCGACCCGTTCAACAAAGGCTCTACCGGCGTGAGACTTGTAGATGATTTCAGCCAGGAGCGGAGCATTGACGGTCCTCCGTTTTGCCGGGCCGTCGCGCAGGACCGGCATGTCCCACACGTCCTCGAGCTCGCCCCGATCGGAAAGCAGCGCGATCGCGCCCGTCGCGCCGATATCAATCCCGAGGATGCTCATAGGTCACCTCAAAGCCGGCTTCCTCATAGAACTTTTTGAGCAATGGACTTTGCGAGTAAATAGCGATGATCTTCGCCCTGAGTTCAGGGTCTTTGGGCAGTACTTCGTCAAGCACCTTGCGGAACTCGGTTTTGATTTCCGGGGTCAGGTCGCGGACAGCCGCTTTCATCGCCCGTTGTCCCGGTGCGGCCCGGTGCGTCCGCCTGGTCGAGGGGTTCCGCGCTTCGTGCGCCGCCCTTTCCTCGCCGGCGGCGACCAATCAGCGGGCCAAGCGTCGTCGCTCCAGGGCATCCTAACGGTCGGACCCCGACCAGGGGCCTTGAAGCGGCGAGCCATTACGGTTTCCTCCGTCCTCGCCGGCCACGCCCGGTGCCTTGCCTATGGCCTCGAGCTCGCTTGACGCGGGTGGTCGGTCGTTTGGTCGGGAGTTTGCCGGCGGGGTCGACGCGGGAGCGCGGGCCGAGCCGCACGCCTTTCGCCATCACATCCTCCTGCCCTTGCGGTACGAGTAGAGGCGCGGCCTCCAACTCGGCAACCGCCAGCTTCTAGGTTGCAGCTGCCTGCGCAAATTTTGAGTGTTGCGCAGGCCGGTGCGCTTCACAGCCCTACCTGCCGCGCTTGCGAGCGCGGATGCGGCGGGCTCGACGGGTTTGTCTGAGGCGTTTAGCCACGGGACTTACCGCCGGCGACCTCTACGACCCCTTCGCCGTCCCCGGCGATCTTCCGTGAAGTCAAGCCAATGCGTATTCGGTCCCATGGGGGCTCTCCTATCGATGATGTCGACGGCCACGGCGCGTGTGTCGAGCCATGGCTGCACCTTCGCACTTTCTCGCGCCCTGGATGGCGCGCCCGGCTAGACTGCCACTTCGTCAGGCGCCGAACAAGGTCCGCTCCTCGGCCGATAAGTGGATTCGCTCGAGCGTGAAATCGGGCGAGTTGCTCTGCAGGTCGACCGTCGCCCAGATCCCGGCTCCCTCGATCGGATGCGGGATGATGTCGCCGATCGCGCCAGGCGCGAGTTGAAAGTCAACCGCCTGCGTCCCGCCAGGCACGCCGCCGCCGCCGCACGTCACCTGCCCGGTGATCTGCACGCCACGCCCGTCGTTGTCGTCGACCTCGGCGTAGATGCGCTTGGCGTTTTTGATCATCAGCTGCGACGAATCTTTGCCGCGCAGCCGCTTGGTCGACAGCCGCTTGACCAGGGTCGGGTCGGGCTGGGCGAACAGCTGATAGAGGCTCGTCCCGTCGGTCCCGTAGGGGGTGATGACGCTGTCCTGCTCGTAAGAGCCGATATTGGTCAGTTCGAGCCCTTGCGAGGCGACGCTCCAAAACTCGTGGCCGCGCGTCGGATGCCACATCAGCTGCAGGTTGCGCGTCACGCCGAACGGATCTTTGAACCGCCCATTGAGCAGGAGGACGCGGAATCCAAACATGGTCGCCGGGGCAAAGGTGGGCAAATATTGCGACGCGTCGAGGGTGTTCCAGATGCCGGTGACCTTGTCGCCGACCGGGCGGCCTTCGCCGCCCTCCATCAGGAAGATTCCAGCGCCGTTGAAGGTCGCCATGTAGCGCCCGACCCGCCCGACCGGGCGCGGGAAGCGTTGCCCGACCTGGGGATCGACGTTCGAATAGATGAAGTTGGTGGTGAACGGCGCGTCGACCGCGCCCGAGCCGACCAGCGACAGGTTCCAAATCATGTCGGTCGAACTGTCGCCGTAGACGTAGAGGAAGCCCGACGACTGGCAGGCATCCATGAACGAGTAAGTCAGCCGGTCGCCGAAATAGCCGAGACTCCCGCCGCCGTTGATGGTGCTGAAGTCGGCGCCATTTGACGGAGCCGAGAAACTGAGCACGTCCTTGCCGAAGACGAACAGCCGCGACTGGTAGACCTCCATCGCATAGATCCCCGGCAACCCGGAGGGCATCGGCGGGATCTGGGCGGTCGGGTCCGTTTCCATCAGGTCGGTGAGCCAGTCGGGAGCGGGGTCGCCGGGCGAGCTCAAGATCGCGCCATCCCAGGCGTAGAGGCCTTGCGGACTGCCGAACAGGACGCCGCCTTGCTGGCCTGTGGTCGAGCCGACAAACTGGGGCCGCCAGACTTTCGCGCTCGCCCAATATTGCGGCGCTTGTTGGCCGTTCCAAATCTGGCCGTGCGAGCGGAGGCCTGTGATCCTCCGCGTGTTTAGATCCACCTCATCAATCGTGCCATCAGAAAGGAACATCCAGCCCATAGCGCCAGGAGGAGGAGCGCCAAACTGAGGCGTCTGGTTGCCGTAGAAACCAAAAAATATGCGGACGATCGCCGTCCCTGCCGGCGCGGTGTAGATGACGGGGCCGCGCCCCCAACAGGTCCGTAAATTCCCCGGTCCAATAGCGAAAAAATTCTCATTCCACCATTCCTCCTCGTCGTCGATCGAGCCCCGCTTCGATTGCTGGTTCAGACCCTTCCACGCGTTCAGGGTCACGATGTCGGGAGGATTCGCGGATTGAATCGGCATTCAGATCAGCCCCAGCCATAATCCGAGCTCCAGGGCCGCGCGCCAGGTCGGCTGCAGCCAGAACGGGGGATCACCGTCCCAGCGCCAGTCGCGCACGTCGTCGATCGCGGCCTCGAGCTCGAGCCTCACGCCGAGCGGAGTGTCGCTCCATAGGCGTTCTGCACCATCTGGGGACAGACGACCGAGGCGCACATCGGCAGGTCGCTGTTGAACAGCTCGGCCATGGCTTGAGCGTCCTCCTTCCGCTGTTGCTGGAGGAGGGCCAAACAGGCCGCCCAGTAACTCACCGCGTCGGTCCATGGGTAGGGGATCGGTTCGATGTCGCCGTCGGTCAGAAGAGGCTTCGGGATCAAGGTCAAGTCAACCTCGAACGGCGCGGCGATCGACGGGATCGGCGCGAGGTAGATGGCGGCGCTCGCGCCCTCGCCATATTGCGACCACCAGCCAGGCTGCGAGAAGGTGCCGTAGAAGGTGCCGCCATAGATCCTGAATCTGGCTTGAAAATCCGTCCAAACGACCCTTCGCCACATCGGTTTCCAGGTGCCCTTCTGGATCGACCAGATGCCGTCGGCGTCCTGCTCCCACTGGCCGCCGATGCCGATCGACAGCGACCTGCAGGCGAGGATCGACTGCGCTTGCGGCATCTGCACCTGGACGAGCGCGTTCCACATGCTGAACGGATAGACCTCGCGCGACGGGATGGTCTGCGTCCCCGGCGGGACCATGCGCAAGCACCCGGAGGCGGCGGCGACGCGGCGACGCGAGCGGTTGATGTAGTTCGTCAGGGTGGGGATGCGGAAGAACTGCCCTTCCGAGTCGTTGAGGTGGTTTTGGACCTCAGTGATGTACTGGGCGAGCATGACGCATCTTAACGCTTTCTGCGCGTCGTGCGCGTCGTGCGCGTCGGTGCTCGACGGGACGGTAGGTCGGTGGGCTCGTCGGCCAGCGCGGCCACATTGACGGTGATGGTGGCGGCCGGGCTCGTCCCGCCGGCGTTGGTGGCGGTGACGCCCAAGCTCGCCGTCCCGGCTGCGATGCCGGCCGCGCCCGCCGCCGTGACGGTCAGCGCGCCCGCATTGCTGATCGCGTAATAGCCGCTGGCGTTGCCAGTCGTGATTGCGAAGGCGGTCGGGCTGTTGCTGGCGACGACCGTGCCGACGGCTTGGTTGGCTGTGAGCGGCAGGGTGAGGTTGAAGCTCGCGGGAGTGACGACGGGGATGGCGGCGAGGACCGGGCCGACAGGAGCGGCGGCGGCGCTCGTCTCAAGACCATTGGCGTCTCTCGTCGTGACGATGCCGCCGATCATCGCCCCCAGATCGGCGGTGACGGTGGTGTAGTTCGCGCCGGTCGCGCCGGCGATCGGCGAGCCGTTGCGCAGCCATTGGCGGGTGTAGGTGAACGGCGAATTTCCGGTCCATGTCCCGGTGCTGAGGGCGCGGACCTGCCCGACGTGGAGCGTGGTGAGCGGCGTGATGGCGGGCGGGACGGTGTTGACCGGCCCCCGGTTTGGATTCGGATTCCACGGCAATTGCGGAATGGTGGCGACCGCCGACGGCACGATCGGCGGCGGGTTTTGGCCAGGCGTTGAGGGCAGTGGCGGCGGCACGGCACCGATCTTGGCGATGTTGGGGTAGACGATCGGCGGCGACGGCGGCGTGGTGGTGAAGGCCGGGAAGAAGGTCGAGATCGCCGGAACGGTCGCGCTGCCGCCGCCCGTGTATTGCGGCTGGACGACGCCGGGGATCGAGGGCGGGACGGGCGCGGGGCCGACCGCGGGGCCGACGAGCGGGCCGACCGGAACCAGGACCGGCGCTTGGTTCGCCCCGGCCGGCGGGAAGACCGGGGTGCCGGGCGGATTGCTGATCAGCGGCGGCGGCAGGATCGGCGAGCCGGTGATGGGACCGGCGGCGGGAACGGTCGCGGAGCCACTGCCGAACACGGGTTGCGGGATGCCGGCGATCGACGGCGGGACGGGCGCGGGCTGGATCGGAGGCGTGCCGTTGCTCATACGCTGTACGCCTGCGTGATCTGGGCGAACCCGCTCCCGGCGATGATGACGTTCTGACCGTCGGCTAGGACCAGCCCAGACGCGCAGGGAGGAACGAGCGTTGAGCTCGGTGCGGGGACGAACTTCCAGCCGAACCAATTCGGCGGCCGATGTCCTGCGAGCGGCCGGATCGGCGGGTCGGTGTTCCCGGTCGCGCGCTGCCAGGCGCGGAACGCCTCGACGACATCGTTGTAGCGATGGAACGTCGGGATGAAGGTGTTGGGCGGCGGGCATGGCGGCGGTGGAGAAGAGCCCGGCGGCGGCGGCGGGATGGATCCCGGCAGCAAGCCGGTTCCCGGCGATCGAGCCGGGTTGGACGTCGAGACGGGCGGGTAGAACATGATGACGCAGTTCGAGCCGGTGGCGACGATCCACGCGCCTTTCGGGATCACATAGCCGTTGACGGCGCAGCCGACATTAATCTGGCGCGGCTTCCCGAACGGCGACAGCGAAGCGCCGGGTGGACCGGGAGGCCAGGCCTGTACGGGCAGCATCTCAGAACGGCGCTCCTCCCGTTATCCCTTGGATCTGGATGCCAGTGCTCGGCTTAGAGCAAACCAAATTGAGCGCAGTGAGCGATAGGCCCACGCTCGCAATCTGGCCTTGCGGGATCGTCGAATACCAGCCGGTCCACGCAAAATTTGCGTCTTCATGGATCACCAACGTGATGTATTTGCTATTGAATCCATAGGCAGTGCCCTGTGGGCAATTCAAGTCAAAGAACAGGGGGGTGTCGCCAAGCAACAGGCCTCGGAAGCCACTATTGACGGGGTCATCCTTGCCCCAACGACTTGACGGGTCGTTGTTATACCTTTCGACGCTCATGAAATCCGTCAACAAAGTCGTCCAGTCCTCGACGGACATCACGACGAAGTCGAGCGCCTCGCCGCCGCTGTTCTTCACCGCCGCCAACATGTTGGGAATGAAGGCCGCCCTCGTCAAAATGGCGCCGGCCGCCGGCGTCACCAGGGCTTGCCAGTCTGGATAAGTGGCCCGGCTTAAGCCGCCGAAGGTCGGTGCGGTGGTCGCGTTGCCGTAGGCGTCCTGAAGGCTGAACATCTGCAGCACGTTGGCCACCGGCGGGCCAAACAGGGCAGTGGTGAGCGCCTGCAGGCTCGAGTTCTTCAGGTCGTTGAGCTTGAGCATGAGGCGCGAGGCGACCGCGATCGCGTCCTGGGTCACCAGCTGCTCGAGGCCGAGCGAGCTCACCGGCGTCGCCAGGCAACACATGTTAAATTCCGCATTGACCGTCGCGGCGACGTCCTGGGGCAGGTTGAACTGGCCGGCGGGCCCAATCCATGAGCTCTGGACGTACTGCCCGGTCTGCACCGGCTGGGTGTACGGCGAGACGCCGCCAGACGCGCGAATCGCGTTGCGTAGCAACAGGGCAAGCAGGGGATTCTGCTTGTAGATGAGAATCACGACCATCTGGGCGAACACCCGACGGACAGTCGCCTGGAGCTCGAGGCCGATCGGACCCGAGGGGATGATGCCAGCGCCCAAGATAGGCATGGGAAATTACCTTCCTCTCGCGCTCTCCTGATCCTTGTGGATTGCGCCTAAAATCTCCTTTCGTCCCCACGCTTCCGGGTCTTTGGCGATCTCGGCAAAATTTGGCGCGCTCTCATGGTGCCAAAAGCCGGTGTCATATGTCGGTTCCGACGTCTTTGGGTTCTTAGCTGCCCTGTATCGGGCCGCGACTTCGTAGTCGCCGACGCCCTTGTCTTGCATCCACCCCTCGAGGTCTTTCATTCCCTCGTCGGTGAATCCGTACTCATCCTGGACCTGTTTGCGCTGGGTCCGCCACTTCTCGTCCTCGCGCGCTCGCTGCGCGGCGGCCTCGGCGTCCGATCGCTGCTTGCGGTCGGCGTCGATCTGCGCCTGCACCCGGTCCTCGATATCGAGATCCGGGATGGCGAGCGTCGGGTACTTTTTCTTGATCAGCCTTTTGGCTTCTTTGGTCAGCGCCGGGTCGTTGTAGATCGATTCGACGAAGTCGGCGGTGATCCGCTTGTTCTGCAGGTAGGCGTATTCCTCGTCCGAAACCGTGCGCGGCATCTACAACTCCAATGAGTGGGGGTGGACATCTAGCCTCAACACGGCTCGCCACCCCCGACCGTTGCGGTCATCGCTTGATCGTTCAGTTGTTGTTGGTCTTACCAACAATATTGGGTTGCAGCGGCACCCCGCCCTCGGGCTTCGGCACCACCTTCGGGATCGCGCCCCACTCGCTCACTTCGGACTGGGTGTCGACCTGCAGGACGGTGCGAGGCGGCGTCTCAGGCGGCGAAGTGATCGGCGGATCGTAGCTTCGATTTTGAGCCATGTTTACCTCCTACCCAAAGCAGAAGACCGAAACCGAGGAGCATCAGCGCCCAGGTCGAGGGCTCGGGAACGCCGGTCGTCAGCTGGATCGAGCCGCCGAACGACTGCCGCGGCGCTGTGAAGTCCACGGCGAATTGAGTTTCGTCCGAAGTGAACGCCCCAGTCGCCGCCGAAACCGGCCCAAAAGCGCCGTCGAGCAGCGCGACCGGGAAGGTGTGCGAAGCGAGCAACCCGCCATTGGCGAAAGTGCTTTCGGTCGTCGGGCCGGGATCGTTGGTCAGCCCGTTAACCGTAAACGTGCTGAGCGTGTTGCCGGTCCCGGCGATGGCGCTTTGCAGGATGTCGACCGTCAGCGTGTGCGAGCCCGTAAAGCCCACCGCTGCAGTGGCGTCGAGCGTGACGCTTGATAGGTCCGCATTCGGCAGGATCGGCGAGCCTTGAGCGTTGATGGTGATGTTGGCGAAATTCGCATCATTGGCGGTGAGCGAAGCAGCGCCCGTCGTGATCCCGGTGACGTTGTCGATCAGCGTCCCGTTGTCGAAAACTTCGATTTGCAGCGTCGCCGCCGCTGGCGTGGCGAGCGAGGCGAGAACTGCGCTGGCAAGAAGCAATCTGTTCATAATTGAGCCCCTGGTTTGAGTAGACGGCTCACGGTTATCACGACCCAGGCAGGGGCGTCGATGGCATCGGCGCCTGCGCTGGTCCCTGCGCGCCGTCGCCGCCGCCCTGTTGGCCGCCGCCGGCGCCCGCCGACTGCATCCGCGCCAGCATCATGTTCTTGATCGTCTGGCGCAGCTGGTCCTGCCAGGCGGTCTTCTGCACCCCAGCGCCGGCCCCGAACGCGCCGGTGCCGCCGAGGTGCCGCGACAGCTTGCTTGCGCTCTGCAGGGCGTCGCGGTGCAACGGCGAACCGGGCGGCAAGCCGAGCGCGGCGTGCTGGATCATCTGGATCGCCTGGTTCAGGAGCGTCATGGAGTCGGCCATGTTGCCGGGACCAGGGGCCGAGATTTGCGGGCCCATCTTGTTGCGGGCGAGGAAGGCGAGAGCGCCGCCAGGCGCGGGAGGACCGCCTGGGGCGCCGCCGCCACCTGGAGGACCGCCACCGCCCGGAGGCGCGCCTGGAGATTGGCCCTGCCCTAGTGAGGGATCGTCGTCTGTTACGTCGCCGTTCGCCATCTGCTATCACCCGGAGGCCGCCCCGCGTCTATCGGGGGGCAATACTAGCGGGGCGGTCATCCCGTTGGTGCGGTCGCCCTAGGGGATTAAGGGCCGGGACGGCGGAAAAATAGCCCCTACTTCGGTTTTCGTCCACCGCCGGCGGCGGCGCCGCGCCGGCCGCCGACCGGGAAGCCCAGGACGCCCTTGACGAGCTCCTCCGTCTTCTCCTCTTTCGCCGCCGCCGCCTGGGCCTTCTGCCGCTGGCGCAAGCGCGCGAGCAGGAGCTCGGCGCCGGGCGGGTGCAGCATATGGATTAAGTCTTCGCTGTCGATCGCGCCTGCTCGCGCCAAAGCGATTGCAACTTGCCTGTTATCCTCAGCAAAAGCCGGCGACGCTGAGTGCGAGTCAACGGCGACTTGGAATCCGCTGGGGAGTTGGGAGAGGAGGAATTCGGTACCCGTCTCCGTTTTGTAGACGAGCGCGTCCATGGCTTGCATGACGCGGAGGGCGAGGTAACCGGTGTCGGCCAGTTGTCGCTCAATTCGAGCGGCCTGATCGATAAGGTGGGGTGATGAAGTTCTAACCAGAGTCTGAGCGTGGACTCCAGCGCGGACGCCGCTTTCGCCTTGTCCCGACATGATCGGGCTGAAGCCAGAAGCTTCATCAAACAGGCCGAAAATAAACTCGAGTTCTTGGAGATAGTTTTCCGGCGGCGGTTCCAGTAGTTTCGCGGCCTTTGCGTTAGGATTAGGGTCGTTGATGAACCCCCCTTCATTGATAATTTTATAGTATTGTTCTTCGGTGATGGAGGTGAATCCGCTGAATACTTGGGGTGCATTGACGTTCCTATCCCACATGACTTTGATGTCGCGCAGTCTCTTGTTCAACAGATCCTGCAACATCTGCACATCGGCGATGATCGACCGGCCCCAGAAATAGCCAGGCGTGTTCTGGCCCTGGACCTTGACGAAGCTTGACTTGCCGGGGACGCGCGACAGGTTGCGCCGGGTGTCGTCGCCCTCGAGCACGATGTCGGGGTAGATCACCTGCATGGTCGTCCAGTCGCCGTCGCGCTCGCGATCGCGAATCCAGATTTCGCAATGGCGCACCGTCGGCTGGAACCGCCGCTGGGGTCTCCAGGGGGTGGGGACCGGAAACACGTTGACAATACCGGCGGCCGAGCTCGGGGCGTCGCCGACGTCACCAAGCGGTTGCAAGCCCCCGACCACCATTTGGTGAAAATAACTCTGGTCCTCCTCGTCCCGCTCGGTGGGCCGCGATTCGTCGATGCGCGCCAGGAGCTCGTCCCGCCGCGGGTGCTCGGACAACATCGCGCGCAGTCGCGACATGGTCGGGAACGAGACGTGGCAGAACGCCTCCTGCTCGTCCAAGGAGACGGTCGTCTCGTTCAGCACGCCAAAGTTCTGGGGATGCACGGGTCCGACCCGGAACGAGCCGCCGTCGCCGTCGGGGATCACTTTGAGCAGCTGGCACCCGTTGACCAAGGCCCAGACGACCGCCTCGGAGAACATCACGTCGGCGTCGGTCTGCCGAAAGTCGGTCGACAGCTTCTCGCCGACCAGCTGCGCGCGATCGAGGACGTCCTCGTCCTCGCCGGAATCGTAGACCAGCTGGAATCGGACGTCGGTCGGCTGCATCAAGAAACCCGCCAATTTGTCGACGAATGGCTTGGTCTTGTTGAAGATCGCCGCCTTATTGTCCATGCAGCCCTGGTAGTAGTATTGGGCGGCCCGGCTGTAGACCATCCCGCGCTCCTGGCTCGAGGCCATGCACTCGTCGATGATCTCCTTGATCCAGAGTTCGAGGAAGCCTTCCTTTTTCGGGATCTTGAGCGACATCTACCAGACCTTGATGGCTCTCCGTTTCGAGGCCGCGATCAGGTCGGGCTGTTGGCCCGAGTCGAGCGCCGCCTTCAAAACGTCGAGCCCATTGCCTTGCGGGCCCTCGGCGTAGCGGTGCTGGCGGTGCTGGCGGCCGATGTCAACGGCTTGCTGCAGGGTCTGTTGGGCCGCTTGCCAGGCCGCCGGCGGCAGCGCGCCCGACTGATCCTTGTAGCGGACCTTCGGCGTCGCCCCCTGCCTGTTGTCGAACTTGGCGTTGGCCACGTTGTAGTCGTTGGCCATGATGTCCTCGGCGATGCCGACCGCCTTGGCGCGCAGCGAGCCGCCGATCGCCGGCGGCCGGAAAACCTGATTGACCTCGCGCGCGTCGCAGTCCTCGCAGGACGGCAGCGGCGCGTCCCACTGGTCGGCCGAGAGCACCACTTCCATCATGTGCCCGCACTCGCCGCACATGTACGACCGCGCGATCGGCATCAGTATCTCGTCGGCTCGTAGTGGCGCACCGCCCCGCACTGGTCGCATTGCCAGCCGATCCAGATCACGCCGTCATGCCAGCCCGAGACGGCATGGCCGCCGCACCAGCCGTAGCGGCAACGGAACCATTGGATGAGTTGTCGGAGCGCCATCATGGCGTCCTCGCTAAGGTGACGGGGGCGTTGCGGCGGCTGCGATGGCTCACGGCATGGTGCTTCCACGGGTTGTTGCGTTTCCTGTTCGACAGGGCGCATGCGCAAGCCCGACACATGCCCGTCTTGCCGGTCCCCTTCACGGGTTTGCTGCAGCGCGGGCAGTTCATACAAACCCCAGCAACCAGAGGATGAGGAACACGACGAGGATCACGCCGACGATCCCCAGACCGCCGTTGCCATAGCCGTAGCCGTACTGCCAGTTTGGATTGAAGCGCGGCCCGGCGTACCCCCCGAACAGGATCAGGATCAGGAGGATGACGACGACGATGCCAAGCGGGCTGCGCATGTCAGTCTTTCCAGGTCGCCGCCTTCACGCTCCACATTTGAGCGCCCTGCGCCTCGGTGATGGCGATCGACCACAGCCGGTGCGCGCCGCTGCCGGCCATGAGCGATTGTCGCTTCATCTCGCAGAGGTCGATGATCTTCGCGTACTCGCGCTTGAGCTCGTCCACGATCGGATCGCCGCTTGGGTTGAAAGTCAGGCCTACGGCCTTCTCGCCGAAGGTCAGGTTGTTCCGGCCAATCGGCCTCGGGGACGGCGTCGGCTGCGACTGCACTTCCGGCTCGGTGGGATCGCCAGGCTCGGGTGGATCGGGATCGGGTTTCGGTTGCGGTGCTTTCGGCATCAAAATTTCTCCGCTCTGGCTCTCGCGCCCACCTTCGTGTTGATCCGGCGAATGTGCTCCGAGAAGGCGAACGAGAGCACGGTGCCGGCGTTCTGGGGCGGCGGCTCGCCCTTGACACTATCCCAGGTCAGGTTGCGCGCGATCAGGCCGGCGCGCCGCCACTCGGTCCAGGTATGATGGGCTAAGACCATCGCGCTGACCAGGTCGTCGTTCTCGCCGGTGTCAGGGCCGGCGCCGATCCAGCCCTCCTCCTCGACGATCGCCTGCATTTGCTGCACCAGGCGGATCGAGCGGAACTCCACCCGGCGCAGCATCAGCGAATCGCGGAGCTCCGAATAGACATAGTGCTTATTGTCCTGGTTGGTTTTCCACGCGATGACATTCCCGGCCCCGCCCAGCGTGTCGGCGCGCCGATACAGGAACCAGCGCACCGCGCCGATCATGTTGAGGATCTGATCCGAATCCTGCTCGGCCTGCAGGATCCCGCGCTCGGCCAATTGTCGCAGGTTGCGCACCTCGGGCAGGACCGCGGCGCCGACGCCGCTCACCTCGATGTTGGCCAGGTGATCGCGGTAAGCGCCGGCCAGGTGCGAGAGCACCCAGGCGAACTGGTACGTCAGCGGCTTGTTCGAGGCGAACTCCGCGACTTGAACCAACCGGTCGGCGTAGCAGCGCATGACCTGGATGGCGTGGTCGTTAGCGTCCCCCCCGCCGCCCCCCGACGGATCGCCGCCGATGACGTACACGCCCTTTTCCTCGGGGGGCTCCCACACCCGGAGCATCACGTCGTCGCGGTTCGTCGTCTGGACGATCCTGGATCCCAGGAAGGCATCCTCGAAGATATACCGGTAGCCCTTGTAGGGCGGCCCTTCCGCTAGACTCTCGTGGATCTCCAACGTCCGACGGGATGGGAAGAAAGACGAACCCGAGGCGACAAAGCACTGCCTCTCGGTCCACGGATAATGGCGTTCCATGTATTCGGGGGCGCTGAACTCCGATTCCCGTCTCCACCATGCGACCTGCTCCGGGGTGACCGTCACCTTGTATTGCGCTCGGACCTGTCGCGCGAGCAGAAGCTCGTCGTCGGTGAGGTGCCCGTCCCAGTAGATCTTGTAGTCGGGGTCTTTCTTGTCGATCGCATAGGTCGGGTTGGCCCAGAACCCGATGAAGATGAACCGCATGTGACGGTCCTTCTTCGCTTGCTGGCAGTGGTTGAACCACCAATTGTAGCCGTTGGCGATCGACTCCCAGATATACAGCCGGGACGGATTGAGCCTGGCCAGCGAGGCCTTCAACGATTCGACGCCGGCGAGCGATTTCCACTGCGCGCACTCGGTCGCGTGCATCATGTTGAGCGCGCGGCTCGCTCCCAGGTCCGGATTGGTCGCCGCCGCCATCAGGTCGATGACCGACCGATTCGCAAACACCATCGAGTTGCGATTGTCCTTGACCAGCCGGTGCTCGGTCGATCGCCACTCGGTCGGCAGCGTCTCGAGCAGCGCGGCGAAGATCCGGCGCAGGCGCTCGAGGTTGTCGGTGCGGTCGGCGATGATCGCGCCCTGCACGCCGGGGTTGGCCAGCGCCCAGAATAATTCGATCACGCTGCAGACGGTGGTGATGGCGACCTGCCTGCATTTGAGGACGACGAACTCATGCACGTCCTCCTCGAGGCCTTTCGCCACCGCATCGATCACCAGGCGCTGCGACATCCACGGGTCGACGTGGCACCTACCGCCTTCTTTTGTGTCGATTTCAACCGCCGAGAGCAGGGCGTAGATGCCCTGGCGGATACTAGGCCGTGCCGCCATGCGGCTCGTCCGTCGCCTCGGGGCGTGGCTCGTCCTCGTAGATCAGGTCGAGCGCCATCTCGAGGATCTGCAGCCACCGCTTGCGATCTTCCTTGGGGAAGTAGTCGCCGGGCGCCGGCAGATGTTCGAGCAGCGCATCGATGAGCGGGTCGAGCGCCATCCCGTTGTCTTCGGGCTCAATTTTCGCCTTCGCCATGGTTGCCTCTCTAGCTGACCGGTCCAAGGTCGATGATGACGATTTGCGAACGGTCTGGCAAAATCGCATTGCCGCCAACGACCGTGTAGGCGCCGACTGTGGACCCGATGTTGAAGGCGTTCAATTGAACCGGAACATTGAACGCCGTCGCGCCGGTCGCAGGCGAAACAAAGAGATTGGCTGAAAAGCCCGCGCTGGGATCAGTTCCATTCGGCCCGAAGCCAAAGAGGCGGAGTTCAGGCGAGGGCGAGATGGCGACGCGAGCGCCAATGCCATTGACGTTGTTGACGCCCTTGAGGTTGCAATTGACGCTGACCATAAGCAGCGACGTGACGCCGGGGCGCGGCGGCAGGGTGCAGGGGATGGTGGCGATGGGCGTCCAGACGCCGCTGCCGGGGATGTCGATGTCAGCGGGAATGTCATAGACGACCGGCCTAGCGCGGGCGCTGGCCACTGGCGCATAGCGCCCGTCCGCCGTGCGCAGATTGAGCGCGTCGTCAGCAAGGACCGGATCGCCAACGGCGTTGAGCGGCTTGCCGGTGAAATTAACAGGAACGAAGAACGCGCCAATCGCGGGCTGTATCTGCATCACGATAACGCCACCAACGGTTGTCACCAAAAGCTGACTGCCGCCCTTGTAGAAGCCGGTGGTGTTGTCGCCAATCGCGAGGCCCGGATTGACGGCGCTGCCGCCATCCCGCGAAATCAGCGGGCCAGTCATCTGCCCGCCCGCTTTGTCGAGGTAGTTCCCGGCTGGAGCGTAGTTTCCGGCTGGCTGGAAATTCGCGAGGATGTCGTCGAGCGAAATCCAAGTGATGTCCGATCCGGCGCTCGCCCGCGCCCAGCCGTAGGTCGATCGTCGCGCAGTCAGTCCGGGCGCTTCCTCGACCACGGGTTGCCATGTTCCCTGATAGCGCCCGTAGTAATTTGAGTCGGAGGGCGCTTCGGGGATGTTGGCGAGGGGTTGGGTGTAGATGTTGCCGTCGCGGCGTTGCCAGCGACCGGCGAGGAACCCCTGCACCGCCGTGTCGGGGGTCGGCCAAGCGGTCTGGCCCGGCGTTGGCAATTGCTCGACTTGCGCCTCAAGCGCGGCGATTCGATTGAGCGCGTGGGACAACTGTCGGGTTAGCGCACGCACCTGCCTATCGCTACGGTTGTTCACAACCGTTCTCCCGTGCTAGACGCGAAAACGCCTCGCCCGTTGTCTCCGGGACGAGGCGTCACGCTTAAGCGTGTCTGGCGATAATCGCCACCGGGTGCGCTGACCTGGTGGCGGTTTTTTACGACGGGTCTTTCGCGTCCCGTTTGTCGCGCTGGTTGATGATCCAGGATTCGACCGTCTCCTGGATCTCCTGCGCGAGCTCGTTGCGCGCATCCTCGTTGTTGAGCGTCGGCTCGTCCTCGAGGAAATGCTCGGCCAGGTCATAGCACTTGCTGTCGAAAGACAGCTGCTTCTTCTTCGCCACTAAAATCACCTCCCTTCCAGTCTCAGCTTGATATCCGCCCATTGTTGATCTCGTCCATTTCGCGGTCGACATCACTCATGCGAGCGCGTCTGATTTCCTTCTCGACCCGCTCGAGCTTGATCGCGATGTAGAGCAACAGCACGACGACGATGACGACGCCGGCGCTCATCGGAAACCCTCGATCCAGCGCCGGATCGCCGCCGGGTCGCCCTGGTCGAGGTAGAGCAGGCCTAGACGCAGCATGACATGATTCGACGCCATGCGCGTCTCGGAGTGCTGCTCGAGGTCCGACCCCATCGAGGCGACGGCGCTTTCCAGATCGCCGGCGTCGAGGTAGGCGAGCGCCCGCTTCTTGATCCACTCAAGGTGTTCGTTGCGCGTCTTCATTTAAACGTCACTCCCTTGCTGAACTGCCACTCGAAACACACGCTGTCGTCGTCGCGGCCGATGATGCGAACCATGCGGATCACGCCCATCTGCGCGGCGGGTCTGGTCGCGTAGCTGTGCGCCAGTTTGACCGCCTCCTCGGCCGACAGGTCTTCGCCGACCTTTTCGTGCCAGTCGTCGGGCAGGTACTGCCAGACGTCGAAACGCTCCTCGGTCATCGCATCCTCCCCACCGCCTCGCCCGCGACCCGGCCGCGATTGAGCCGTCGCGCAATGCCGAGTTCGCGGGCCTTGTAGACCGCCGTCGAATAGCCAACGCCGATCCGCTCGGCGCAGCGGTAGAGTGGGACGGCTCGCTCTCGTAACTCGCGGAGCTTGGCGAGCATGTCAGGGGTCCAGATGATCATCGGAGCGCCCCCGCGATTTTGGTGACCAACGTGCGGCCCTTCAGCGTCAGTCCGTAGATTTTCTCGCGCTGGTTGGTGACGTTGGTGCGGCCCTCGACCAGGCCAAGGCCTGGTTGGTTGTTACGGTCGACCTCGCCGAGATCGAGCAGATGGCGGGACATCGTCGTCGGCGAGATCCCAGCCCGCTTGGCGTAGTCGTCGACCGTCAACCCTTCCTTCGTGGCGACGGTGAACAGGCTCATGAGCTTGTTGACCGGCATCTCGCGCACCGGCGCGAGGGCGACGAGCAATTTGCGCCCGAAGTGGTCCAGTTCGTTCAGGTCCATCAGACTTCCTCCTTATCGATGACGGGTCCAGGGAACAGGCGCTTGAGCAGCGCCTCGGTGGTTTGGATGCGCGTGGCCAGTTTTCCGTTGTGCTGGCGTGCGTTCTTCAGCGTCACCAGGCGCGCCTGCAGCGCCTGGTGGATGATGAACGCCTCGCGGTCCTTTAGCTTCACTTTCATTGTGCTTTGTCTCCTATGCGCGTCAGGCGACGCCACACAGGTGTAGCATATATATAAGGTGTGTGCAATCGCAGGACAGGATACGGTGTCGAAATGCAATTTTTCGTCGGGCTCGATCGGCCGTTCGACGCGCGCTACGTCCCGCGCGCTTTCATCAGCGCCCATGCGCTCAAGCGGCGCAAAGGGCCATTCGTCGCCAACGACTGGATTCTCGACAGCGGCGCGTTCACGACGATCGCCACGCACGGCGGCTATCCGGAGCCCGTCGAGGCTTATGCCGGTCTGGTCCGCCGATTCGTAGGTTGCGGCAGGTTGCTGGCCGCCGTCTCGCAAGACTACATGTGTGAGGCGTTCATGCTGGCGAAGACCGGCTTGACGATCGCCGAGCACCAGGCGCTGACCATCGAACGCTATGAGCGCCTGGTCGCGCTCGCGCCAGGCGTTTACGTAATGCCGGTGCTGCAGGGCTATGCGCCAGCGGATTACGTCGACCACATCGAGCAGTACGGCGACCGCCTCGAGCTCGAGGCCTGGGTCGGCGTTGGCTCAGTGTGCAAGCGCAACGGTTCCTGGCGCGCGGTGCGGGATGTGCTCGAGGCGATCCTCGAGGCGCGCCCCGATCTGCGATTGCACGCCTTCGGGATCAAGACGACGTCGCTCGCCTACGCCGCTGTCCGCGATCGGCTGCACTCGGCCGATAGCATGTCCTGGTCGTTGGCCGCGCGCCTGCAGGGGCGCAACAATCACGACTGGCGCGAGGCGGCGCGATTCGCGGCGCGGATCGAACGCCAGACGCCACAGCTGGAGCTCGGGTTATGATCGAACACTCGCCGCCCTGGACGACCAATCTCGACCAGCTTGCCTGGTCCGTCGGCGAGCTCGCGGTGATTTTGGGCGTGATCTGGTTCGCTGTGCAATATGCGCGAGGATCGCTTTAGGAACCCGCCAGGCGCCCTTCATTTTCCCCGGTGTCATGGCATATGGCATTACAGACCCGGCTCCTGCGCCAACTGTGTGGCGTCTAGGCCTACATTTCTGA